AAACTAAATTATGATTATCAACTCTGGATTGATAACGACATTGTGTTTGATACTGAGAAGTTCTATCGTCTGGTAGCAATGGACAAAGATATTGCTGCTGGTTGGTATTGCACTGAAGATGGTCACACCACATCAGTTGCACATTGGTTAGATGAAGAAGATTTCCGAGGAAATGGTGGTGTAATGAATCACGAAACCTTGGAGACTATGAGCAAGCGTCGTAAACCATTTACAGTAGATTATACTGGTTTTGGTTGGGTCTTGATTAAGAATGGAGTCTTTGAAAGTCTCGAATATCCTTGGTTTGCTCCAAAGATGCAACAATTTGAATCTGGTGAAGTGCAGGATATGTGCGGTGAGGATGTCTCATTCTGTCTAGATGCAAAAGATCTAGGATATGAAATTTGGTGTGATCCAAAGATTCGAGTTGGGCACGAAAAAACTCGTATCATTTGATTTTCTTAAAGGCACTTATTGAGTGCCTTTTTAAACTTATAAAACCGTTTTTTAGAGGATGTAAAAATTATGGCAGCAAAAAACCGTAAAGAAATGAAGGTTGAGAGTGTTCCCAAACTTACTCGCCAAGGAAGCAGCAAGAATACTAAACATTCAGCGACAAGTCGCAATAAAGCAACTAAAAAGTACAGAGGACAAGGTAGGTAATTTATGTACCATTTGGACGTTAATGATGAATGGAGTGCAATTCATCCTAACGACCTATGGATTTACAATAAATTACAATTAAGTCGGGTTTTAGGGTATCAATGTGGTCCAATTGGGACCACTGTTCCTAAACCCGACTTTTATATTGTTCGACCATCCATTAATTTTCTTGGAATGGGGCGCTTTGCTGAAATTTTATGGATAGAAAATGTTACAGATCACCTTTATCCGTCAAATTTTTGGTGTGAAGTGTTTAAGGGCGAGCATTTAAGTGTTGATTTTCACTATCAAGAGGCAAAATTAGTAGTAAGAGGCATAAAAGACGACAATTATCCTCTTTATAAGTGGCAAAAATGGGAGAAAATTGATAGGAAAATCGGATTTCCTCCGATTTTGTCTAATTTATCAGGCAATTATGACTGGATTAACTGCGAATTCATTGATGGAAACTTAATTGAAGTGCATATTAGGCAAAATCCTGACTTTAGATATAATAATGATATTGCAATTCCAGTTTGGGATGATAATGATCAAGAAAAATCCCAAAATTTAAGGTATATAAAGGATTCTGACTACAAAAGAAAGGGATTTTACATCAAATAAATAACTTTTTTGCTATAAATTGGGGGTATATGGAGATTGGAAAAATTTTCAATGGGAAATCATCTTCTTTTGGAAGTTTATAATGTTGAATATAGTCTTCTAAATGATGGTATTTCCATTCAGGAAGCAATGGAAACAGGAGTAGAACGGGCAGGAATGACGATTTTGAATATATACCAACATTGCTTTATTCCACAGGGTGTCACGATTGTAATGGCGCTATCTGAAAGTCATGTTTCTTGTCATACTTGGCCAGAAGAAGGATGTATCGCAATCGATGTTTACACATGTGGTCCAGGAAATCCTAAATTAATTGCTCTTGAGATGCTTAAATACTTAAATTCGGATAATTATACATTGAGGCACATTTTACGTTAAATATTTGATAGGAGATAGCAACCTCCTTCCAAAAAAAAGTTCTGTTTTTTATAAAACAGGAGCTAAAATGTCCAATTTACCAGTAGATAGAGACAAAAACTACATGTATAACATGTGGGGAACTACAAAATTGATTACTGATTATCAAAATGACCCCCAAAAAAGAGTTATTCAAGAGATTATGCACGACAGTGCCCCAAAACATAACTTAAAAGTACAAACAGAGTTACATGAACGTATTCGCAATGATGAGGATTATGATGATTGGGAATACGGAACAGAACCTAGTTATGGGAAGTTCATTTAAAACTCTTATAGATATATTAAATACTTAAAATATGAATGGCACTCAATATTTCCAGGAGTTTTAAGGACATTAGTTTGTCTTTTTCTAGACATCCTGTAACAAATGATATCATTCCCATTAAAAATGAAGACGCCATTAAGAGGTCTGTTATAAATTTAGTGAGAACTCGTGTTGGAGAGAGATTTTTCAATTCCTTAATTGGTACATCAGTTGAAGATTCTCTCTTCGAAAATCAAGATGAGTCGCAAGCGATATTCATAAGAGAACAAATTGAAACTACTCTTAAAAATTTTGAGCCAAGAATACGTGTAAGAAATGTTATTGTTGAATTTCCTTTAGATACTAATGAAATGAATGTTAAAATTGATTATGACATTGTTGGTTTGGGATTTCCCTCACAAAATATAGAGTTTTTACTACTACCATCTAGAGTATAATGTCTTTCAATCAGTTTACAAATTTAGACTTTGCCGATTTAAGATCTCAAATAAAGGATTATTTGAGATCTAATAGTAATTTTACTGATTTTGATTTTGAGGGATCTAATTTTTCAACATTAATTGATATTTTAGCGTATAATAGCTATATAACTGCCTATAATACCAATATGGCAGTCAATGAATCATTTCTTGACAGTGCAACCTTAAGAGAGAATGTAGTATCGCTTGCAAGAAATATAGGATATGTTCCTAGATCAAAGAGAGCAGCAAGAGCAAAAATTAATTTTAGTGTTAATTTGGGAACAAGAGAATCAAGATCTGTAATCTTACAATCAGGAATAGTTGCTCTTGGCGCTGTAGAGGGTGGAAATTATATATTTTCTTTACCAGAAAGTAAAACAGCACCAGTCAATGATGCAAATATTGCAATATTTGATGGTGTTGAAGTGTATGAAGGATCATTTTTAATAAAAAATTTCATAGTTGATAATTCACAATTAAATCAAAAATTTATATTACCAAATCCAAATATAGACACATCCACAATTAGGGTTTTTGTAACAAATACAGTTACAGAAGAATATAAATTATATTCAAATATTTTTGAGTTAAAAAAAGATTCTAAAATATTTTTAATTCAAGAATCAACTGATGAAAAATATGAAATTATATTTGGTGATGATATTATTGGTAAAAAACCATTAGATGGATCATCAATAACAGTAACATATATTGTCACAAATGGAAAAGATGCAGAAGGAGCAAATAACTTTACATTTTCTGGGGTATTAAAAGATAATAATAATGAAATTGTTACATCTGGAATTTCTGCACTGACAACAATACAGAAAGCAGAAAATGGTGATGATATTGAAAGTATAGACTCTATTAAATACCTTGCTCCAAGAGTTTATGCATCTCAATATAGAGCAGTTACTGCAAATGATTATAAAGGTATTATTCCTTATATCTTTCCTAATGTAGAATCTGTAATTGCATATGGTGGAGATGAATTGGATCCACCAGAATATGGAAAAGTTTTTATATCTATTAAACCAAGAAGAGGAAAATATATTTCACAATTAACAAAAGAATCAATAAAAAAAGAATTAAGACAGTATTCTGTAGCTGGCATTAAACCGGAAATTATTGATTTGAAGTACCTTTTTATTGAACTTGATGTAAATGTCTATTATAACAAGAGTACAACATCTGATGTAGCAGTTCTTCAAGGAAGTGTAATCAATACAATAGAATCATATTCAAGTTCTTATGACATTAATAATTTTGGAGGAAGATTTAAATACAGTAGAATAGTATCCTTAATTGATAATACCAGTGATTCTATAACTTCAAACATAACTAAAGTTAAAATTAGAAGAGATCTGCAGCCAGAGTTTGGCAGACTTGCAACATATGAAATTTGTTTTGGTAATAAATTTCATATTAAAAAGAATAATTTAAGTGATGGTAGAGGGTATAACATAAAGTCATCAGGATTTACAATTGAGAATATAAATGGAACGTTGTATATGAGTGATGTTCCTATAGATGAAACTAATGGAAGTATTTTCTTCTTTAGACTGGAAAATAATGTACCATCTATTGTAAAAAATACTGCCGGAAGAGTAAACTATGAAAAAGGGGAAATTATTTTAGATGTAGTTAATATTACAAGTTCTATAAATCCAGAGGGTATACAAATACAAGCAGTTCCAGAATCAAATGATGTAATTGCATTGAAAGATATATATTTGGAATTAAGCACTCAAAATACTGTGGTAAATATGTTAGAGGATACTATTACCTCTGGTGAAAATACTTCTGCAACTACCTATATTACAACTTCAAGCTACGTAAACGGAGAATATACAAGATAAAATGTCAGAAATTCAAAGAGTAAAAATTCAAAATATAGTAGATTCTCAAATCCCAGAGTTTTTGAGTGAGGACTCTCTTCTTTTTAAAGAGTTTTTAGAGCAATATTATATTTCTCAAGAACATCAGACTGGCATAGTAGATTTAGCAGAAAATATAAGTTATTATAAATCTATTGGAAATTTTAATAACGAAACTTTTTTTAGTAAGTTTATACCTTGCGTATTGACTGAAGAAATAGTTGCGTTTGATACAACTATAAATGTAAATCATACTATTGGATTTCCTTCAAAATATGGACTATTGAAAATTAATGATGAAATTATCACTTATACTGGAAAAACAAGTACATCATTTACTGGTTGTATTCGTGGATTTAGTGGGATTGATAATATAAATTCTAATTTAAATTCAGAAGTTCTTGAATTTTCTACTACTTTTGCAAGTTCTCATATCAATAGTTCCGTTGTCGAGAATCTTAATCTTATTTTTTATGATAAATTATTTGAAAAATTTAAATATCAATTTATACCTGGATTTGAAAATAGAAATTTTGTTACTGGTATTAATATACAAAATATTTTAACAAGAGCAAGAGATTTTTACTCATCAAAAGGAACAGATACTGCCTTTAAAATTTTATTTACAGTTTTATATAACAAATCTATTAAGGTATTAAAACCCCAAGATTACTTATTAAGACCCTCTGATAATACTTATGTTGTAACAAAAAATATTCTCGTAGAAAAAATTATAGGTGGTGATCCATTATTATTAAAAGGACAAACCCTATATCAGGATATTTCAAGTAATTTTTCAGCAAGTGCTTCAATTTATAATGTGGAATTTAGACCTCTTGATAAGGTAAATTTATATGAAATTTCTTTAGATAACGAATCTTTTGTTTCTAACTTTAAAACAACAAAAACAACAAAAGTTCTTGAGAATGTATCTTCTAGATCAAACTATATTTTCGTTGACTCAACAATAGGATTTCCAAAAAGTGGCAAATTATTAATAAAATCAAAAGCATTATCTGATATATTTGAAGTTGAATATACAGATAAAAATATAAATCAATTTTTGGGAATTACAGGATTAAATTATGATATTTCTTTTGGTGATATAATTTTAGAAGACAATCTTGTATATTCTTCT